CAATGCTGTCACTTAAAAAGACGTTTGATGAGGATGAGCTAGGTTCTTGGATTGCTTCACATGAAGGCCAAGAGGTTATGTGTACTCCAAAATTAGACGGCTCGGCAGTATCATTATTATACGATAGGGGAAAATTTGTAAGAGCAACTACCCGTGGAAACGGAAAAATTGGAGTAGATATCTCAAATAAAATGAGGTTTCTAGTACCAGAAAAAATTAATTTTGCTAAGAAAGTACAAATTGATGGTGAAGTAGTTGCTCCTATAACTATACCCAATGCTCGTAACTATGCGGCGGGGTCTCTTAATCTAAAATTAGTGAGAGACTTTATACCTCGGTGCAATGAATTACGATTTGTTGCATACGATCTACGACCTCATGGATTTATTGAGTCTTGGTCTGTACTTCTCAGTTGGTTAGAGGGACTTGGCTTTTCAACTGTTTACTCAGTTGATGCGTCACAATACCCAACCGATGGAGAAGTACACAGAATAGATAATATTGACTATTGGACAAAACAAGGCTTTACTTCTCATCACCCTAGAGGATCGCTTGCCTTCAAAATTCAAAAAGAAGGCGTAGTAACTTATCTAAGTAATGTTGAGTGGCAAACAGGTAAGTCAGGTGTTGTTACACCAGTAGCAATACTTGGCCCTGTTATGATTGGGGATGCCCTTGTATCAAGAGCAACCTTACACAATATGGCTCACATTGAGGAGTTAGGCCTTGAAATTGGTTGTCACGTCGAGGTCATACGAAGTGGTGAAATTATCCCGCGTATTGTCCGACGAGTTGAGGAAAAATAATTCTTGACATGAAACCTAAATTTCCGTATAATATACTTTCAATTTCAGAGGAATCTTTATGCAAGCGATAGAAGCTCCAGAATTTTGCCCCTCTTGTGAATCTTCACTTGAGTGGAAGAATGATCTGCTATATTGCATGAACTCTTTGTGTCCTGCTCAAATTCATAAACGAATAGAACATTTTGCAAAGAGCCTAAAGATTAAGGGGCTTGGCCCGAAGAGCATTGAGAAGCTAGGTCTATCCTCTTTTCAGTCTATCTATGATATGACTTATCTAGAGATTAGAGATGCTCTTTCCTCTGAAAAACTAGCGATAAAACTTTTGCAGGAAATAACCCATTCTAAGAAAAGTAAGATGAATGAGCTATTACCAGCGTTTAGTATTCCTTTAATCGGAAAGACAGCAGCGCAAAAATTGTCCACTAAAATCAGTGATCTCTCTGAGCTTACTGCGGACAAATGTAAAGAAGCGGGTCTTGGACCGAAAGCTACTGAACATTTAATAAACTGGTATTTCGATGAGTTTTTGAGTAGTTTGATTAAATTACCCTTTGATTTTTCTTTTGAAAAGGAGGACACAACGAGAGTTTTACAAGGCACAGTCTGTATTAGTGGTAGACTTAAAAGTTTTACTACTAAGGCGGATGCCACAGCAGCTTTGGTAAGAGAGGGGTATGTTGTAAAAAGTACCATTACAAAAGACGTAACTATTCTTGTAAATGAATCTGGAATAGAATCCGCAAAAACAAAACAAGCCCAAGAGAAGGGCATAAAAATAGTAACCAACCTATTAAAATTTTTAGGAGAATAAACTATGGCAACATTGCCTAAGTGGACAGATGAGCGTACCAGCGAGCTCACAAATTTCGTTGGTGGAGAATCCCCAGTATCTCAAGATACTGTTGCAGGCGCAGCAGAACAGCTTGAGACTACTACACGGTCAGTTTCTAGCAAACTGAGAAAGATGGGTTATGATGTAGAACTTGCTTCAGCAAAGAGCACTCGTGCTTTTTCTGAGCAGCAAGAATCTACTCTTGCAGCTTTTGTTTCTGACAATAGCGGTGAGTATACCTATGCTCAGATTGCTGACAATTTTGAAGGCGGAGCATTTAGTGCTAAGTCAATTCAAGGTAAGATTCTTTCTATGGAACTTACTGACCACGTTAAGCCAGCTCCCAAAGTGGAGACTGTTAGAACCTACTCACCAGATGAAGAGGCTACCTTTATTTCTATGGTAAATGATGGTGCTTTCGTAGAAGCGATTGCAGAAGCCCTTGATCGTAGTGTAAACAGTGTTCGTGGTAAGGCTCTCAGCCTTCTACGTTCTGGCGATATTGACGCTATTCCCCGTCAAGAGCACACCAAAGGCTCAGCAAAGAGTGACCCTCTAGCCGACCTCGGTGATGTATCTGACATGACAGTTGAAGCAATTGCAGAAGCGATTGGTAAAACTGCACGTGGTGTTAAGACTATGTTGACCCGAAGAGGTTTAACAGCGTCTGACTATGATGGTGCGGCTAAAAAAGAAAAAGCAGCAGCATCTTAATTAGTGTTAATTCTACAGCCGTGATGAGGGGTCATTGCGGCTGTATTCTTTTCGGGGGAATCTTTGAACATAGCAAGTGCTTATTTGAAGCAAGTTTTAGACCTGCAAGACTTTGAGTCTTGGTCTAGCACTCGCAAGCACTATTTACCCTCTGCATACCATCGGCTCTTCACAGAGATCGATAAACATTGCGAGAAGTTTCATCGACTCCCTACGATTGAAGACCTCAAGTTTGAGATTCGTGATACAACTACCAAAGACCTAATCTTTGCGATAGATGCTATCGATGTAGAAGCTGAACCTTTCATGCTTTTACAGTACCTAAAAAATGAGTACACACAAAAAGAGATTCTCAACTCTCTTGAGGACTATGTAGACAACTCTATATCCTTTGAGGATGCGGAGGAGTCTGTAAATCATCTGCATCAAATTGTTCTTGATATCGAAGATAAAGTAGAGCTTCAAGAACCACAAGAGAGTATGCAACGTATTCCCTTGTTTGAGCCAGATGAGGAAATTGGAAAGTACCTGCCCCTCGGTTTAAATACTGAGTACGATCACGAGATCACGTTCTCCCCCCGAGACTTGATTCTTGTAGGAGGTCGTCGCGGGGCAGGGAAATCTATAACGTGTGCTAACATTGCTAACACGGTATATTCTTCTGGTAAATCCGCCTTGTATTTCACTATTGAAATGGATAGCAGAGCAATACTGCAACGGTGTTGTTCTATAGCTACTGGTGTACCTTTTTCTCGGCTTCGCACAAAAAACCTCAGTATCTCTGAGTGGGAACAGGTCGCCTCATGGTGGGCAGGAAGATACAAAGACAGTCAAGAAAAACTTGCAGAGTATCGAGAACATCGAAACTTTGAGAAGTTTCATGATAAGTTAAAGACTAGCTGTGAGCTTCTCCCAACTCAACAGCTTGACGTAATTTATGACCCCAGCTTGACTATCTCCAAGATACGATCTGAGCTTGATAAGAAAATTAAAAGCAAGATGGATGTTGGCGTAATTATCGTTGACTACATCAATCAAGTAAAACGTTCAAGTATGCCCTCTCGGGGAGGTCAATACGATTGGACAGAACAGATAGAAGTTAGTAAGGCACTGAAGAGTATGGCACAAGAGTACGAAACCCCAGTATTCTCGCCATACCAAACTGACGCTAGCGGTGAAGCTCGTTTTGCCAAAGGAATTCTAGATGCTGCTGATGCGGCATATAGTCTTGAAACTTGGGATCAGGAAGATAATTGTATTACCTTCAACTGTGTAAAAATGAGAGCAGCCGCTATGCGTTCTTTCTCTTCTACCATGGACTGGGAAACACTAAAGATTGGACCAGAGACTGCACTTACGCCAAAAGAGAAAGAGGATAGCGACCAAAAAACTGGCGAAGAAATTAACGACATCTAAAAATAATTCTTGACATTTCATTTCATTTCTTGTATAATAATTATTCAAAATGTGGAGGTTTTATGATTATAAATGGCAGTATGCGATACTCACCTAGTGGTAGACTTAGAAAAAATATTATTAACAATGGTAAGAAACGTGTTCAGTTTATGCAGCTTCATGCTGAGAAAGAGCCATATCGTAGAGAGACACCTGACTATCCATCAGCCCCTCTCACCCCTTATAAGCCTCGTCCACGAGACGACTGGAAAGTAGAAGTATCTTCTCAATATACTATTGCACCTGCATATAACAAAGGTGCTTATCAAGTTATCGGTAAAGACAATATAGAGGATATTGGTAAGTAATGATAATGGCTTTCTTATTAGTAGTAATTATAGAAGGAGACAGAGAGCCAACTGCGAATATGTATTTTCGTAATATAAATAGATGTAATTACTTCTCCGATAGGATAGAACGTGGTCGTTATAGTAAGCGTTACTATCGGAGATCACAAGCACTAGTAACAGCGTATTGCACGCCAAGGATGGTACCAGAGGGGACACGATTTTGGGATTAGCACCTGATTATAAATTTAAACAACAAGATTTAACTGAGCTTAACGCAGACGGAAATCGTGAGCGGGGTCGTTACGGGGAAGATGAAACTAAGTACCCGAAACCTAAACCACCTCTTACAAGTAGTCCTGAAATTTCTGTAGAAATAGAGGAAGCTCAACAAGATACAATAGTTCCGTTTCTTGAAGATGAGAACACGGCTATATACAATGAGTATCAGGCTGTCTATGGAAAAGAAGATGAGAATCCTAGCTGGTGAATGTAGAGACTTTACTTACCGATAAGCAGATTTACTTCATGCCAAAAGGTGGTGACTTTCTTGTGCGTTGTCTAAACCCCGATCATGAAGACAGAAACCCTAGCATGAGAATAGATCAGATTACTGGTATATTTAACTGCTTTTCGTGCGGTTTCAAAGGAAATTTATTTTACCATTTTGGAGAGAGGGCAAATCAACTACAACAACGACGGGAACTTTTCAAGAAGAAACTTTTACAAAAGCGTTCTGAAAGTGTTGGTTTGTCCTTTCCCCAAAATAGTATGCCTTATGTAGGAAACTGGAGGGATATTCGCCCAGAGACCTATAGAAAGTTTGAGGCGTTTCAGCACCCAGCACCTGACTATGTAGGAAGAATTGTTTTTCCTATCAGAGACATTGCAGGGCGCATAGTTGCATTTCAAGGTAGACATACAGCAGATGGCAGACCTAAGTACAAATTTACACCACCAGGGGCAAAGCTGCCTCTGTTTCCTGTGGTTGAGTTTATTCAAGGTTCTGTAATCTTAGTAGAAGGAATCTTTGACATGATAAATCTTCATGACAAAGGACTTACCAATGCAGTATGTTGCTTTGGAACAAACAACTACAATGAAACAAAACTATCTATGCTCCGAGTACAAGGAGCAGAGTATGTCGAAGTATTCTTCGATGGAGACGATGCGGGACAAAAAGCCGCAGAAAACATAAAGACTGAGTGTGAGAAAGCTGGTCTCGTAGC